CTTTGCCCTTGATGAGGAAGAAGAGTACGACCGTGTCACGCATATCCGCTTCGATCCGCGGAGAGACCAGGTAATGTCGTTAGATTTAACGACAGCTACCGATCTCGCTCCTTTCGAGCTTGCGCGTTACGTGTGGATTGGGATCACAGAGGCTTTCAGAGAATTTGGTTTGATGAGCAATCTCGAGTGTGATTGTCTCGTGGCCGAGGTGCTGACACACCTCGGATGCCACGAATTACACTATCGAGATTGCATCATTGAATCCCGTACCGGTTGGTTGATGGGTTCGCCGCTAACGTGGGCAACCCTTTCTTGGGCGCACTACGGAGTCGCGATGACCTCATTAGGAGGCTCGCGAAGGCCGAAGTTCGTCTTGAAAGGTGATGACTCGTTTGCGGTTGCACCCCATCGTGAACTTAACCGATACCTGCAGAACCTGCAGAAGGTTGGCTTTGAAGTGAATGAGAAGAAGACCTTCCATTCACTTGATGCCGGCATCTTCTGTGAAAGGTTCTACAAACTCTCTGATGGAAAGTTTGAGGAGATACCTTCTATCTCCTTGAAGCCGTTCCTTGATGCAACTGCTGAGATGATACCAGGTCTGGTTACAGACCTGGAACGCATTCCAGATCAGTACCACCAGATGGTGAAAATCATCTGGCGCTCACCCTCTATACGGCGCTTGATAAGCAAGGCGCGCGATAAGGGGCTGATGATCACCCTGCCACGCATATTTGGTGGTTTGGGGATCCCGCATCTAGGAGGTTGGGAAGGGCAACTCCGATCAGGTCTTAGACCTGTATCGGTTATGCTAACCCATGGACGGCCCCCACCCTTCTGGTCACCGCGTAAGCGGGCGAAGGCTTGGGATTATTCCATACGCCTCTGTGAAGAATCCACAGGTGTGCGCCTGAAAGCGAGGAAACTTGGTAACTGGGTTCCCTTGCAACCAGACGCACACGGAAGAACTCTTGCTGTCCTCGAGGGGGCGATCGCGGTGTCCGGTGTTTCGTTAAAGCCAGGACCTCCTGGTCTTGCCGAAGCCGGTTACCGCTTTCGCCGTTGGTGGCGTAAGTACCGACACCATTCCCCACCCAAGCTGATTAACCCCGTTAGGTGGCCAGTCAGCCGTGTGCAGATCGAGATAATTGGTAGACAATATCTCGGTCTCTACAGACAGTACACCGCCGAATTGCCGGCGGCCCTTAGAGGTG